TGCTGCAGGAACAGCCGCGCACGCCTTTGGGCAGGACCTTTCGGCCATGCCTTGGACATGTCGTGCGCCACCCGGAAGTTCGTCGGGACCCCATGCGCGGGGGACGGCGCCTGCAAGCAACAGCGAGGGGATGGATTTGAAGCCACCCGTCTCGCGCTGCCGAAGCTGCCTTACGTCGCTCCGCGCCGTCAAGCGCCCTCTGGACTGACCCGTATCCGGTAGCCCAACATCGTTTCCATGCCTGATTTCAGAACCAGCCTCGCAGTGCACCGTGCAGCATTTCAGCGCGTCGGCGGCCGACTTCGCCTTCCGGCCCCCGCGATTGAGGATTTGCGTCGCAACTTTCAGGCCGCCGAACGTGCTGGAAAGCCGTTCATTGAGATCGCCGCAGCGGTGGGCAACGTCGTCGGCGACCACATCTGGCGTTGGCCGCTCTGGGACGAGGCCATACCCGCTTTGGTCAAAGGTGGCGTGCTGCCCCACGCATGGCACGCGGCGAAGCTTCCCCTCGGGGCAGCCTGGGGCGAGGTTCCACATAATCTGCGCGTTGAGTGGCTGACTTTTGCGATGTGTTCGGCAGTAGTCTCTACCCGCGAGCGCCTGCAGTTTGAGGCGTGCCGACGTGATACCGACCTGGGTTGGTTTCTTGACCTTCGCGTGGAAGACGAACGCTGCGCAGCTTCCAAGGCCGCTGTCGCTGAACACCGGCAAGGTGCAGCCAAGGGCGAAGACCATCACCTTCCCCCCTTCTTCCCAGGCGATACCTGCTACGTCCGAGTGGATCGCGTCGGGCGAAGGCGTCCCTGAGAGGACGATCACTGGAGCGTCTGCCCAGGTGCCCGCTGCACCTCGCACGCGCCGCTCTCAAGGGTGACCACGAAGCGCACCGCGCGAACACTTCCTGGCTCGATCAGCAATGCGAAGGCGGAGGGCGCCGGCCCCTTCTCCTCGCCCGCCTCATGGCGGCGAAGCACCTCCTGGATAACCGCCTCCACAGCGGCATGCCCGGCCTGCCTGAGCATGTCGACAAGCGTCGCGCGGACCAGCTTGGCTTCCAGGATCACGTTCATGCAGCACCCCCCGCCATCTCCAGCCCGGTGGGCGTCACCACGAAATCCTCGCCAGCCGAGGCGATGCTGACGCCGGCGATCGCGGCCGCCTGGATCGGATGCGCCAGCAGGGCCTCCTTGTTCACCTCGGTCTTCACCCGCAGGAACTTGTCGGCCAGCTGCAGGCCGTTGATGGCCTCGATCACCGCCTCCACCTTCGCCAGTCGCACGCTGGGCGGCCGGGTGCGCCAGGCGATCTCCCCGGTGGCCAGCTTCACCGTCTTCGTGCGCCGGCCATCGGTCAGCGTTTCGCGGTTCGCGTCCGCCCACAGCTGCAGGCCGCGCTGCAGGTCGGTCAGCTCGGCGGCGGGCTGCTTGTCCTCCAGCTCGGCCTTCTGCTTGGCCGCGGCCACCACCTCGTCCAGCGCGCTCTGGCGTAGCTGCCTGGCCCTGACGAGCTCGCCGATGCGGGCGATCATCGTCTCCGCCTCCGCCACCGATTGGGGCACGCGCACCGTCTCGGCAGCGCGTTTCACGCGTGTCTTAGCCATTGCTCAGGGCCTCCTTTGGTTGGTCGAGCAGTGCCCGTATCCGGGCGGAAACAGCCTCGGTGCGCGCCAGCAGGGCGGGTTCGCGCTTCATCCGCTGCTCATGGCGGCGGATGCCGAGCAGGACGCTGGTGTGGTCGCGGGACATCGCCCGGCCGATCTGCGGGAGGGAGAAGCCGCCGATCTGCCGCACCAGGTAGAAGGCCATGAAGCGCGGCTGGCAGGCCTCCTGTGTCCGCGCCGGGCCCAGTATCGAGGAAAGCGGGATGCCGTGTTCCTCGGCCACGACGGTCAGCATGGTCCGCACATGCGGCAAGGCTTCCAACGGATCGACCACGCCGCTCAGGCGCCTGAATTCGGCCTGCAGCTGCTCGACCTGGCGCTCCAGCTCCTCGATGCGGTCGCGCCCGACGTCGGCGCGGCGCTCCAACACCTGCAAGCGAAACGCTTCATTCATCGGCCACCCTCCGCGATGAGCAGCGGGGCGCCATGCGTCACCCGGCGCCCGCAATCCGGGCAGCCGCCGTGGCGCCAGGCATCGGCCGGGCCTTCCCAGCCACAGGCACAGCCGACGCGGGCGGCGTCGATCGGCGGGCACGGCGGCGCCAGGCTGCGCTGAGCCGCTTCCAGCAGCTCCAGCCGCACCGCGTAGAGCCCGACCTTCAGCACGGCCAGCGCCAGGTTGCGGGCGTAGCCTTCGCAGTAGCGCAGGGGCTGGCGCGGGTCCTGGCACCAGGCCGTGCACGCGGAGCGTGCCTCAAAGGGGTAGGCGGCTTCGCCGCTGGGCGCACCGCGCATCGCCATGCCCCAGTGCCAACCCCAGGGTATCACCGCCCCGGCGGCCAGCGGGTCTATGCTCAGGCGGGGGATGCGCTGCCAGGGCGCACCGCCCCGCACCTCAGGCGCCATTGGCTTCGCCAATGCGCCGCGATGCCGGCAGCTGGCGCGGGCCGTGCTGGAGAACCGCCCCATCACCTCGAAGCCGCGCGCCGCCATCACGGCCGCGTCCAGAGCGAAGCTGGCCGGCTCGCCCGCCTCGATGCGCGCGATGCAGGCGTCGATCGACGCCAGCTCAGGCTGCGGCAGCAGGCCGGCGGTCACACCGCACCCCCGGGCGCGGCGCCCAGCCGCTCCCACGCCATCCGCACGTCGTCGTCAGCCAGGGGCCGGCTTTCGGCGTTGGCCAGCATCATCGCCAGGCGGTGTGTCTTGGCCATGGCGCGCAGCCCGCCGGCCTTTGTCCCTACGACCCGGAGTTGGTCCCGCGCCGGGCCCGCGGCGACTTCCCAAGCATCGAGCAGGCTGTCGATGTCGGCCTTCAAGGGGCGCGGTCGCTTCAGCCGCATACCCACGCGGGAGTAGAGCTGCGCGTATTCCGTCGAGCGGCGGCCGCCTTCCAGATGCCCGACGATGGCTTCATTGCCGATCAGCGCGATGCCGATGTTGCACTGATCATGATAGGCGCGGAGCTGATCGAGCATTCCGCTGTTGAGGTGCTGAGCCTCGTCGACGATCAGCAGCGCGCCGGGGTGGGTCAGCAGCTTCTTCTGGATGTCGCGGCTGATCCGGTAGGTGCTGAACATGTCGTAGGTGCCGAGCGTCTGCGCGATCGCGCCCAACATGGCGCGGACGCTGCTGATGCTGGGGTCGGCCACCAGCTTGAAGACATTCGGGTTCTGCCGCGTGTATTCGCACGCCGCGCTGCTCTTTCCGGTGCCCGGAGCTCCGGTGACCACCACCATGTCAGGCATATGCTGGGCGTGCTGCAGCACGCTCATGATGGCTTCGGCGGTGGGCGTGACCACGAAGCGCACCGCGGGCAACGAGGCGCGCACCGTGGCGCGCCGGGCCCTTGCACCCATCCAGACCCGCAGACTGGTCGCCACCTTGCTGCCGTCGCCGGCATAGGTGCCCCCCAGAAACGGGGTTAGGGTGCCGTAGGGGATGCCGCTTTCTGCGGCCACCACCCGGCGGGTCATATCCTCGACGCGGATCACCTCCAGCACCTCTGTGCGGATCGCGTCCTGCTCGGCCTCGGAAATCTTGCCAGGCTTCGTCTGCTCGTTCATTCTCAGTCCTCTGCTGCTACCAGCCGGCTCGGGGGTGCTTCCCCGGGCCGGTTTTTTGTTCAGTCGTCGTCGTCTTCGATGACGCGGAATTGCGGGCGGCCCCCGTTCCCCGAGGCCTGCGCGCGCAGGGCCGCGGCAAAGCGCTCGTCCAGCTCCTCCTGCTGCTCAGGCGCGGGCTTGCGGACGGCGCTGCCGTCGAAGATCGGCCGGACCAGCTTCGGCTCAGGCGGCTCGGGCTCCTCGATCCGGGGCAGCATCGCCGCCACGTCGCCGATGCTCAGGCGGCGCTCGGCGGCCAGCGCCATCTTGGTGCCGCGCAGCCATTCCCGCCGATCGCGGGCATGGGTGCGCGCCGCCTCGATGTCGTTGAAGCCCACCGCCTCGACGCATTCGGCCTCGCAGACGAACACGCCATCCAGCCGGTAGACCCGCAGCGGCGCCGTCAGATTGTCAGGGTCGAAGCGTACCGTGACCTTGCGGCCGCGGTGCTCCAGCAGCTGGTCCGCGAAGAAGCGGTTGCCGAAGTGGTGGATCATGCCCGTCTCGGAGCGGATCGAGACGTTCTCCGCCGCCAGCAGCCACAGGGCGGCCTGCTCCGTCGTGGCGCGGCGGATCAGCGACTGGGCATAGCTGGCCTCGTAGGCCTCCCTGAAGCTGCGGCCGGCACAGACGGCGGCGCGCCGGCCGGTGCGGGAGTTATGCTCGGCGACGCCCTCGGCCACCACGCGCATCAGCACGTCCAGCGGCACCGCGGCGCTGCCGTAGTTGTCCGGCTTGGCCGTGGGGTTGTGGCCGGTGTAGGCGCCCGCGAAGGCAGGGTGCTTGGCGATGTCGGAGGCGAAGTCGCGGAAGGCGCGCTCGATCGGCTTCGACTGGCCGGAATAGGGCAGCGTGAAGTGCACCTGGACGCCCAGCATGGTGAAGATGCCGCAGGGGTCATCCTCTTTCGGCGCCCAGCGGAAGCGCGTCGGCGCCTGGCCGGTCATCCACTTGTTGGCGGCCGCGCGGGTGTTGTCGACGTAGACATGGTCGGGGATGCCGTGGGCCTCGACCACGTCGCCGAAGGCCAGCCGAAAACTGGCGGCATTCTCGCTCTCGGCCACCCGCCAGGAGAGGATCATCCCGCTGTAGAGATCCTGGAAGACGAGCAGGACCGGGCGAAGGATGCGCTGGTCCGGCCAGCGGCAGAACACGTCGAGCGTGTGGCCGTCCGTGTTGACCGCTTCGAGGGCGTGGAAGACCGACCGGTCGCGCTGCTGCGCCGGGTATAGCCGCTTGAGCGCCTGCTCGCCCTGACGGGCGAGGACGCGAATGGGCTCGCTCAGCGTCATCATGCGCCGATGCAGGGTGCGCTCGGCCGGCACCGTCCAGCCTTGCGCCTCGGCGAGGCGCTGCACCCGCCGATAGCAGGCCGTGAAGGTGGGCTGTTCGGGCCTCAGGAAGTCGGCCTTGATGGCCTCCCACGCCTCGGCGCTGCATTCTGCCTGGGAGTTGCCGCCAGCCTGGCGCGGCGCCAGTGCGGGCAGCCAGTCCTCGCGCGGCATGCCGTGCGTCAGGCGATCCCAAGCGTAGATCGAGGAGAGCGCCACCTTCTGCAGGTGGGCCACCATTTTCATGGCGGTCACCCGCTTCTCGCCGCTGCGTACCAGCTGTTCGACGGCGTCGAGGGCGCGCAAGCGCTCCTCGGCCTTGGCCTTTTTGCTGGCTGGCTGGCGGGCGAACCAATCCCAAAGCCCATCCCGTTGGGCCTGGTTGACGATGGCGGGCTTGCTGGCGGCCTGGTGCTCGGCAAAGGCGATCTTCGCGCGCGCCACGACCGGCAGCAGCATGAAGTGGTACTCGACACCGCCGCCGCGACCGGTGCGCGGTCGCCAGAAGCGCCCCTCCCATTCCGACCGCTGCCATTGGCCGCGTTTAGCCATTTCGTTGACCTTGCCCTTGGTCGCGGGCGTCGACGGCAGCTCCATCTCGGCCAGCTCGGCGGCGCTGAACCATTCGCGCGGTGTCAGGATGGAGGTGTCGCGCGGCATCAAAGAGCGCCTTTCGCGCGGGCTTCGCGGCGAAGCATGTCCCGGGTCCCCTGGAGCTCGTTGATCCGCTCCTGCACCGCGGCCATCTCGATCAGCGGCAGGTGGCGGCGCTCGATGACGGCCCAGCCGAACCCCTCGGCCAACAGCTCCAGCAGGCGGCGATCGCCGGTGGCGTCGATCAGGGCCATGAAGCGCGGCAGGGAGATCGCGTGGTCCTCGCGCGCCGCGCTGGCATAGGCGTCCAGCATGGCCTTGGAGACGCGCACGCCCAGGTAGACGGACATGCGCTTGGCCACCTCCTCGCGGCTCAGCGGGCAGTCATTCAGCGCCACCGAGACGGCGCGGGCAATGCGGGCGGCCAGCGTGCCGCCGCGGACCGTCGCCGGGTCGAAGGCGCGCACCACTTCGGGCGCCTGCCAGGCCAGGAGGTCCATCTGCGCGGCGTGGCGGGCGCGGGACATCAGGCCGCCACCTCTGCGTCGCGCAGAAGGATGGCCGCAGCGCGCTCGTAGGCCCACGCCACGGTGCCAGGCACCGCGATGGGCGCCGTGGCCTGCATGCGCTCCCGGTCCGACGCCCGGTATCCTGCTGCGCGGTAGAGACGATGAGCGTCGTGACGGCTGACCGGAAGGCCACCGATGATGATGACTTCCGCCATCAGACGATCCATCGGAGTAGGGAAATAGGCGCGCATCAGGCGCACCGCGCGAACAGGGCGGGAAGTCGCGAAAGACGACTCCCCGCCCGCCGCCCTACCATCGTGGTCCCCCGACCAACGATGGAGAGAGTGATGCCAACCCGAGCGATTACCTTGCGAGAGGCCATGGACCTGATTGGTGCGTGGGGGGATAGACGGCTCCGGCCGCTCTGCACGCCGAGCACAACGCGCGCGGACCCAGCCCTAGAAGAAACCTGCAGCGCGATGCTGCTCTGGTTGGCCGACGATCCAGAGGCCGATCTGGCGGATGTGCCGGTCCCGCTTCTTTTGGTCGCGTGGGAACGTGTGCTGATCTGGGCCGGCATCGCGGCCGTGCAGGGGGACCTGGTCATTGCAGAGGTGCCCGCTGAACTAACGCCGGATGAGCTTCTTCAGGCCGCGATAGGTGGCTTCTTAGCGAAGCGAGTGGCTCCCCAAGAGCTGCGCGCGCCCATATCCCAGGCCAAGCCGCAACCAACCGTGGCGGGACCGCGCCGAGCGCAGTGAGACACTCTGGCGTCTCTCGCCAGATACTGTTCCACCGGCTCATCGGCCGCCCCCGCAGACGCTGCACACCCGCCAGCAATCCGGATCGTCGCAGTTCTCCTCGCCGAAGATGGACGGGCAGCAGTCTTCGGCGCACCGTGGGTAGCCGCCGTCGCCAAGGCAGTTCCAGCAGTCGCCATCGGCCTCATCGTCGTGCTCGTCCTGCGCGGCTAGGGCTGCGGCGTGCTCCCCCAGCAGCTTCGCCTCGCCCCCGGCCGGAGGCTCATGGGCGATGCTAAGAGCGCGGTTCCGCGCGGCAGTTCGAGTGAAGATGTCGTCTACCTTGCTCACGGCCGCAGCCCCCGCAGCGCATCACGGCGAGCCTGGGCGATCTGCTCCGGCGTCCAGGGCCAGCCCTGCTTGCCGGCCAGCCTGTGCTCGCAGAGTTCGGCGAAGCGCTCGAC